CCTCTGCAACTGTCCACTGATAATTCTCATCCAACATTAACTTGGCTTCTTCCAAGTTGTCCATAAAGCCACATTCACATAAGATAGCAGGCATCTTCGTTTTACGTAGCACATAAAAATCACTTGCCCATATACCTCTATCCCTTCTGCCTGTTGCTTTTGCTAGCTCTGCCTGAACGAGTTGCGCTAATCTCTTCCCTTTTTCCGATGTTGGATAATAGTGCGTTTCTACACCGCCATGCGTGCCCCATTCGCCTTTGAAAGCGTTATAGTGTATAGATACAAAGATGTCAGCATTGGCATTATTGGCTCTGGCCACACGGACCTCAAGTGGTGTATCCTCCTCTGTGTCACTTACCATGATGGTTTCTAGCCTGCAACGCTCGAGGACCTCCTTGAGTTTCTTGGCGGTGGGATAATTGAATTCCCACTCCCTTATCTGCCTGCCATCAGGGAATTTGGGCGTTCTTTTACCTGGGGTATTCAAACCATGCCCATTATCAATAGCTATTTTTGCCATACGCTCTCCTCCTTTTTAGATTTATTTCTTAAACAAATAACCAAGGCCGGCACCAATTGCCGGCCCTATTACAGCCCAGATTTTGAACAGTAGATCCCATACGTTTTTGCTGTTTTTCTCTTGTGCTTGTAATAACCTCTCAGTGACAGCACTCATCTGTCTCATCATTTGCTTCAACAACTCCTGATTGTCTTTAGCTGTCTCNTATATAGTNNNTTTTGTTTCTGCNTGCATCTTTTCTATATTTGCCAATCGGATCATCATTGTTGTACTTTGCTCTTCTAGGCGACGAATACGTCCCTCATGATCATCGAGAATTTTTGCTACATCCAATGTCATCCCCCCCTTTGTCAATACAAAAGTTTGGCAAAGCTTTTTACGTAAATTGTAACTGTTACAATGCTTAAGCAGTCCAAAATAAGACTGCATACTGGCGTTTACCTCGTCAAAGCCGATTTTCCCTCTGGCATATGCCTTCTGTAGATATTTGAGGTTCAGATTACAGAACAAAAGCGGAGCGGAACCCGCGGGCGCGGTCCGAGTTCGAGCGGGCGTGGCCGAGGCCCAGAGCAAACACCCCGGCGCTGGAGCCGTCGCCCCAGTAGCCACCGCGAAGCGGGAGCCTTTCTCCGTAGTTACGCACCCATAATATATCCCCGCCATGCTGTGCATCTATGGGGAATAAAGCAAGCGCCTTGAGTAACATCGGTATAGTTATACCGCTTGCAGCCGTTAATGCCTCAAATGTTACGGTTGAATATCCATAGTCATACTGCCCGCCGGGTATATACATTGGATTGTTTATAACGGTATTAATTTGTGGGTCGCCGCCAACATCGTGGGCAGTTGTTGTGGAATCGCCTACGGTAGTGTTATCGAATTTCAAAGTGCCTGCTGTCCCCGGATCAACCAAGCTGCCGTCTTGAAGTATTGCTTTCCACAACGTACTTGTCGCCGATTGGTCTACGCCTGCTGCAGCGTTATTATCCGGAATAATCTGTATTTCGCCATCTTTTAGTCGTAAACCGCCTACCCATTCCCACACGTTGCCGTTCAAATCAAATATACCAGCATTCGTATTATCGTGCGCCCAACTTGCAGGGCCGCTTCCAGTCGCAACTCTGCCAGTTTTACCAGTTTCTGAATCGAAGTATGTCTGTACACCCTTCTCATGCGGCGCCGATACATCGGCGCCATACTGGTTATTCCCGCGGGGCATAAACCCATTTTTCTTGCACCAGAGTGCTATATATGCCCACTCCGCATTAGTCATAAGGTGCCAACCACTGCCCTTCGCCTCACAGTACTGTTTTGCCTGGTCAAACGTTACATATACTACTGGGTCCTTAAACGGGAGCGAATATGCCCTGCCATTGTAGACAATGTTTTGATACTTGCTGATATAAATCTGGTTTTTCTCCACGCCATTCACGATAAATGCAGGGTGCGTATTTTGTGGGCCCCCATCTATAACATCGCTGATTTTTCCCCTCGGGATGACGACCATTATTGACGGCATGCCCAGGTCGTCAAATAGCACCGTATTCTTGCCGCCGCTTAATGCCTCAACGGCCAGTTTTAAATCATCAAAGCTTGCCATCACACATTACCTCCTTCTATTGCCCAAAGAGTCAATGTTACTTTATCCAAACTAAAAGGCACCGCTACTTTATCGTATTTTGGATTACCTTGCTCGTCGGTGCCGTTTTCAACAAATTCATATTCTCTTGCAGGGATATCGATTTGTGCCACATATCTCTTCGATATCCCAACCGTCAGCATATTAAACTCATTTTCGCAAATATCGATGTGTACTGGGAAGTCTCGCTCGTATTTCTCCAAATCAAGCGCAAGTTCACCATCTCTAAAAGATATTACGTTGCCAGATACTGTATATGAAATCTTTGGCCCTTCGTTCTTATGCACAACTTTCATTTCCTCGTCGCCTCCATCTTTTTAAGTACTTCGTGGGTTCTTTCCGCTATGCATTCCGCGGCTTCTTTCTGCTCTGCGTTGGCATCCCTGCCATATCCAAAATCCCGTAAAATTCGCTCCTGCCGCTTTTTTCTCTCGTCGGATTTGATTATCACATACATTACTGATACATACCTCCTCTCACAATGTATTTCACCGTTACTGAAGTTGCACTCCCCGTGAATTCAATTTTGAAGCCATTTACTTGCTTATCAGATATCTTGATTTCGCCCGGAAAGCCAGTAGCTGAGATAATCTCTGTCTCGACTGTATAGTTCAAGGTATCACGAGCTTTTTGCAGGGCAACAGTAACTTTAGAATTGTTGAACGGATATGCTTGATTATTCGTCAATGTCACTTGGCCTACTTCGCCTGCAAGATCAGCAAGCAGTCTTTTATGCTGCATCGTTTGTTGCAAAAGTACATTGCCAAGCTCATAAGCCTCAAAAATTCCGTTTTCAATCGAATTCATGTTCCGTGCCGACAACGGTGTCCCTTGCTGAATCACTTGGCCATTTTGATCTACTACATGGTCTTGCCAAATAGTCTTATTGTACAACCTTTACACCTCCTGTAATTTGATTTCAAATAATGTGAGAAGCCCCCTGGTGCCATCCTTCGTTATGTTCTCGTTCCTTGTTAAGAAAGTCTTGCCGTCATAGGTTATTAACCTGTATTGCGTTATTTGACCTGTAATTGTTTCATCTACATATACGAAAATTTTTATCGAATTCGCTGTTACCTCAATTTTTTGAATATTAATGTCTTTATACTGTCCATTTACTAACACTTGTGCCTTATAAAGTCCATTTTTAAGTGCTTTATATAGGAAATTCAATCCATCTTGAGTGATCACGCATACACCCCCTCCCCGCAGTAGGTTGTATTACTTGCTCTAGGCAAGTCAATCGAAAAATAACTCGCCTTGTTTTCTCCTAGGGTAGCCTGATACGTGAGACCATCAACCGCAGTAAGAAATGTTTTTAAGCTGGCCACGAGAAAAGGCTCAGAAAACCAGCTTTGTCCCGCATCATCAATGCTGGTTACGTACCTCCTACCAAGCGTCGTCACTACTTCTTCGCCTGCAGTATTTATCGTTCCACACAGCTTCAAGATGTCGGAAAACCAGCGACTAAAAAGCCCCGTTGCCTGTAATTCGTACAAGAAACCTAAAATAATACGGTAATCCAAATGAGCCGGTTTGGCTTCTTCGATCTGCGCCATTATTTTGTTTAGTGCTATTTTGAGGCGATCTTTCATCAATAATGTTACTTCAAAGCTGTAGTTTGCGTAATCTTCGCTGATATAGACATTATCAGCAGTGTTTCTCAACATGTCATAGAGTCTTGCAACAGTAAACGGCGGTCGCATCCATAATTTGTTTTTGAGAATGTTACGTCTCTCTTCTATAGAGTACTCTTTTGTGTTAATACCTAAGAATTCATCCCAGAGATCCAATCCCCATGTTGCAGTATCGAGAAAGCATTGATTCAGAACATCTTCTATGGCATTTTCAACGGTTGTTAAGTCCTCATTTTCAATGTTATAAAGAGTCTTAAATTCTCTGATTTGTAGCAAAAAAGGTGGCACATATTGAGTTATATCACTCATGCAGCACCACCTCATCCAATACTGCTACCTGTTCATCCCCTATTACAATGTTAGTTGTTCCGCCGTTAACGGTAAGATTACTATAATCTAAGACACCCGTATTATCTAACATTAATGAGCCTATCGCTGCATAACTAACGAAATTTTGTTTGAACGCTATGCCCTTCAGATACTCTGTTATTTTGTTACGAACATTCGTTGTTACCTGTTCCAAAGTGTAATTTGTATCTCGCACGATTGTGGCTGAGACGTTAATAGCCAAAGGCTGCGCACTTTGTACAGTAACCTGCGCCCCAATCGGTCTGTTTTCCTCAATGTGCTCCATAACAGCGTTAACAATGTCACTGCTTACAGGTTGTTTGTTGCTACCTATGATAACTACCTTAACTGTGCCAGGCCCATTCCATAACGGAAATACTTTTACATCTCCGACCCCTGCGATTTCAAGAGCCCATAACTTGTAATGATTTGCATTGCCACTTGTAGCAGGTAACTGAGCTTTAGCCAAAATTCGCCGTCGCAAGCTTTCATCATCCTCTTCTTCTGTCCCATATTCAATAATGTCAGTCAGTTCAGCCCTTGCAAGACCATAGATATATTCGATTGGCAACATGGTACCAGTTGGTATATTCCCTACTGTTCCAGGTGTCTCACACTCCAGGACAAACTCACCTGTGCTAATTTGTTCCGTAACCACAAATATCAAATCATCAATCCTAAACCTTGCTCCAATTGGAACATCCATCAAAGCATTATTGCTATCATAAAAAAGCCCCCTTCTTTTTGCAGGGGTAGCTTTTTTGCGATATATACCTATTTCTTCAGCACGTCTATCAAGATATTCTCCAGTGGCCGTATTAGCAAATGCCAGACGTATAATTATGTCCAGCTCAATGTACATTTGCGCAAGTTCAGCCGCAGCCGGCGCCAGCGCATCGTAAATCACCGAACCTTCACGTTTGTCCACCGTATTCGGCACCCGATCCAACATACGTTGTAAAATCGCCTCAAACGTCTGGTTTTCAAACACTCGCCGTCACCTCCTGCCGGAATGACCCGTAAATCGAAACCACAGTAAACTGGATTGTAGCCGTATCTCCGACAATGTCGATTTGAAAATCCGTGACGTTTTCGATTCGATCGTCCTGCATTAGTGCCTCCGTAATGCGACGTTTGAGTTCGGAACGGATGAAAGCTGGTTTCTTTCCGACCAATCCTTTCAATTCGCTGCCATAATCCGTGCTGTATATTAAATGCTCGTATCTCTCTGTCATCAAAATCTTGATCACAGCCTGTTTTACCGCCTCCAAGCCATCCACCATACCAACGATACGTCCCTTCTCAAAGTCAATCTGATATGTCCGGCTGGGCTGCTGTACTTCCTCCGCTTCGCTGGTAATTGTGCTTCCTNGTGGAATCATGATTCCACCACCTTGTCCAGAATCAGATATTTTTGTCCACCCTGTATCCTGATTAGCACCACCCGGTCGCCAGCCTGCAGCCCGGGGCGAATGACGTATTCGGCGCCGCCGATATTCAGTACGTACTTGGTAAGCGACTCCGACACAATCAAAAAATCCGCATCGATCGTGAAACGCTGGTCCACGTTCACCTCGAGCGGATTTATTTTTGTCACGGTCCCGAACATTATGGCTACTGGCTGGCTTGCTTCAAGTGCGTCCAAAGCCGCCTGCTTAATCACATTCAGCATTTCAGATCACCTTCAACGTCAGACTCATCGTATGATCTTCACCATCAAAACGGTGCTTCACCTCATCCACCATCATCGGCTGGCTTATCCCGAGCGACTCAATGATGATCGGCAAGTACATCCCGGCACGAATCCGGATATCACCAATAGCCTCTAGTTTAAGCGTGCGCTGTTCCCGGTTCTTGAGCGCAACCAATCGGTTCAAAAGCTCATTGATTTGAGCAGAGTTCATCCCTTCGTCCACGCTCTCGTATAGCTGCAATACGCCCCACCGTGCTATGTTCGCACTATCTTGGGCCATATACACCTCGCGCTTACCGGTTTCTTTGTTATCTCGGTACAGTTTGATTCGATTGTAAGTGTCCTGGTCAATGTCACGACTGTATTCAAACCCAGTCATCAGGCTTTTGTCACCAATATAAAAACCGGCTTGAAAGCCGGTCACATCACGTAGCGAAAGCGCACCGAAGTCGTCGAAGAACACAAAAAATCGGCCAGTAGCCATCATGGTGAGAGTGTTCGCTTTTTCTATAATGTCCAGCAGCGTTTGTCCATCCTCGACCATACTTGGAATGCGATAGCCAGTATCATCGATGCGGCCGACCTTAAGCCTGAAGTCTGCAGCGATTTTCCGGATAACGTCTCCTGTTGTAACGTTCTTGAATACGTATGTATCTTTGTTGAGTAAATACCTGACTTGGTCGTAAGCCTTGATGCTGATTTCGGCGTCCTGATTGGTTTTGATGCTGAAAACATACCCGTAAAACACGTTTGTGCTATCCTTCCGCACCCGGACGATGTCACCATTGTTGATTCTGAATGCGCGGTTCTGGTAAATACCACTATTGACCAACGAAAATTCTACACTTGCTGGCCGGCCGACGCGGGTTGTGGTCCAGGTCAATTCCTTTACAATCTCTGATAGGTCCCAAACATTACCGTTTTTATTGTCAAGCAGAATTTCAAGCATATACCACCCTGCCTTCTGTCGGCAGTTTCAACACCATCCCCACTGGCAGCTTTTTCAATTGAGAGTCCGGAATCCTATTCAATTGCTGTATCTCACGCCATCTTGAGCCATCGCCAAGCACCTTCTTCGCAACCTTCCAGAGATTATCTCCAGCAGCAAGTGTGTAAGTTTTTGGCGGAACACGCTCATCGAGACGTTTCGGTGGGGCTTTCTGAATAACTGGAGCTCCCCCGGTTTGTGATTGCACTACTTGCACGCGTCGGGCTTCGTAAAAACGATACTCCTTTAAACGCAATATATATTGAATGTCTCCTGGAGATCCGGCCACTTCCTTCCACTCGAACCCTTCAATGCTAGCCGCAGTGTTGATTTCCATCGTCGTACCAACATATACAAACCGGATTGGCCGCTTGGTTTCCCACCAACGCATGATGTAATCGATATATGCCTTTGGCTCAAGGACAATCGAGGCCGTCACAAACGGATACCGCTGCGCCGGGAATATACTCTCAATCGTATATTCGGCTAGCTCGCGGTCCTTAATGACGTTGATTTTTCCCAGGCCATAAACGTCATGTCTAGCACCGTCTCCGCGTATGCTAGGTCCAATCTCGCGAGGAAGGACCGGCAATTCGAAGCCTTCCTGCTGGTTGTTCCAGGATAACCAAATGCCGTATCGATCAGCCAAGACTGCACCCCCTCATAGAAGGTTTTTTCTTCCATTCCGATAGCTTTTCAAGCACAAACTTTATACGTTAAATGCCATTTTTGCAGAAGAGGCTATCTGTTCGGTCAGGGTTGCTTCAATTCGAGCTATGATGGTGTCAATGTCAGTAGGCTTGCTAATAGGTCCAGTCGTCACCTGCACGGTTGGTGTCAATGTTACGAAGTTCTGTATTGCCTTCATCTCGGCCAGTTCTCGCATGATGCGGAGATCTTCGCTGGAAATGTCTACGGTGTCGCGGATTTTACCGACTTCGCCAACTTTGCCGACTTCCGGAATCGCACCCATTTTCAATTCCGGAAGTTTGCCAATCCCCGATATGGTGCTTGCTAATTTACTCAGCGAACTTGTAGCCCATCTATAGCCTCTTTGGTACGCGCTTGCTAAATCGATTTGTTCCCATCTATATTTGGATAGGTCCACGACATTTTTACTTGTCGTTGGTTTATATTTCTCAATCCAATCATTGCTCCAAAGTTCTATGGTTCTAAAGCTAGTTCCAGCAACCTGGTTAACCTTTTCAATGATCCAGTTTAAGCCTTTTATGATACTGTTTATCATATTTGTGAAGTAATCAATTACGTTCTTCACAAGATCATAAAAAAGTTTCTTTATTGCATAAATCGGATCTACAAAAACATTTGCTAAAAATTCAGCATACGCAAGAATGTTGTTCCAGAGAAGAGCAAATATGTTTCGTAAAATAGCAAAAAGCGTAAAGAACAATCCTGCTATAAAGCCGACAACTTGTTCTGTTGTTACCCCCAGTTTGCGTAAAATAAAGATTAATACTCCTACGGCTGAAGCAATCAATAAGATTGGCAAGTGAGCTAATGC